AAGGAATTGAAACCTTCTCTGGGGAAGTACGGATGGCCTAGTAGAGATGCTGAGAGCGAAAAGAAGAGTTTTCGGTTGCAGTGTGATAGGCATGTAACGTCTGATTCTAGATATCAACCTAGCGAGGAAGAAATAAAAGACTCGGATAAGAGAGTGTTGCATAAGTATTTGCGACATTTGATTCCTGACTTTTGGCATGACTTGTGTTATGATTCTTTGAACGAGGCTATAGAAGTGTTTAAGAATTATCTTAAGGCTGATTCAACTCCGGGAGTCCCGTATGCTATGATGGCGAATCGAAATGATAAGCTGTTAGAAGCAATGGGATCCCGTTTTAATGATTTGGTTATAGAGAGAATTAGTAACATTCTTAATACCTCGGAAGAAGATATTAAACTTATGTCACCAGAAAAGTTAGTGTCCGAGGGTTTAATGGATCCAGTGAGAATCTTTGTAAAAGGAGAGAATCACAAACTTGCGAAGTTGGTAGAAGGACGAGTTAGGCTTATTCATTCTGTTTCGCTTGTTGATAAGTTTATTGAAATGTTGTGTATACGACATTTGTGTAAGCTTGAAATAGCGAACTGGATGGATATACCTTCTAAACCTGGAATTGGATTCTCACATGAAGACAATGAAAGGGTTTACTTGGATGTGGTGTCAAAACCTGGAATGAAATCTACGGATATTGAAGCTTGGGACTGGAATGTTGATGAATGGCAAATACTGGATGACGCTGAGGCGACTATTAAGTTGTGTGCTAATCCAACTGAACAGTGGAAAGCGGTCATAAGAAGAAGTGCGCTTATGGAGTGCAAATCTCTCTATCAATTTAGTGACGGGACTTTAGTTAAGTGTAATTTCAACGGCATAGTTAATTCTGGAAAGTTTAAAACAAGCAGAGGAAACTCATTTATGAGAAAACGATTAGCTGACTTGGTTGGAGCTGAACATTGTAACTCTGCCGGGGATGACACTACTGAAAGTGGAGTCGAGAATGGAGTGGAGAAGTATGCGAAGTATGGATTCAAAATCAAGGCGTATGACGA